ATGAACAAACCTGAAAGGCGTTGTTATCCTGTTGTAGCGATTACCGGTCACAGGCCAGGTTCTTTAAACACAGAACAGCGTCAGTACATGCAGGAGGGTCTTGAGTTCATTGCTGACGGACTGGTTGGCTACTATGTTGCTGAAAAGTTTCTGACTGGTCTGGCTCTGGGTGCTGACACAATCTGGGCTGAACTTGCTCTCAAACACAGTGTTGATTATGATGTCTATATTCCATTTGAGGGCCAGGAGGAGAGGTGGAGTAAGACTGACCAGAAGAGGTACAAAGAACTGAGATCAAGCGCCAGCAGTGAGAAAGTGTTTGGTCAACAGTTCTCTAACAGGTTATACCACGCCAGAAATGACGCCTTAGTACGAGACTCTGACTTGCTGGTGGCTGTATGGAGACCATCTGTTCAAAAAGGGGGCACATTCAGTACAGTGCAGAAGTCACTGAAGAGGAACCATCCTACGCTACTGCTTGACATGGACGAGTTTGAAGTCAAGTGGTTGCAGCGATGAATCCACTTGCGTTCACAAAATGTTATCAATTATAACTATAACAGAATTGAGAAAAAATATGATGAACAACACTGACAGGATTACCCTTTCCAAGAAGATGTCGTATGCTCTCAGGCATCGCCCTGAAGAGTTTGGGCTGGAGATGTCACTGGACGCGAGTGTGCTTCTTGATGACCTCTCGAAAGCACTTGGAGCCAGTACTGACGACATCCTTTATGTGGTCAGGCATGACAACAAGGGTCGCTTCACCTATAACCCTGAAACTGGAAGAATCTGGTGCAAGCATGGGCACACAATTGATGGTGTCAACCCTGATCTTGAGGTAGTTGACTCATCTTCTAGCGACCTTCCAGAAGTTCTTTACCATGGAACCAAGGAGCAGTTCATCAAGTCAGTTATGAAGGATGGGCTGAAGCACATGGACAGGAACTTCGTGCACCTGACTCCATCGCTAGAGACTGCCAGAAGTGTTGCTGACAGGCGTTCTGGTAAGAGTGTCATTTTGAAGGTGAGTACAAGAGATCTTCTTGACTCTGGATACATTCTGTATAAGTCGGGCGAGGTGTATCTGATTGAGCATGTGGCACCATCTCTTTTGAGTTTTGCCTGACTGACAAATGGTGGGAGTTCAATATACTCCCGCCATTTGTTGTGTATTGTTAGATACCTCAACAGAATTGAGTTTTGTTTGTTGATTTTTGTTTTGTGAGGTTCTGTCATGGCTGCTACACGAGGGTATCACTTTAATCCTGAAACAGGTAGAACTGGCAAATGTGACGCAGAGATAAGATGCAGATTCGCTGACAGTTTTGATGGTGAGCCTCCACACTTTGCGACTGCTGATGAGGCTCGTGCAGCGTATGAGGCGTATACTGGTGAGACCAAGGGCTGGTTTGCTGATGCCGTCAAGAACTGTCAGGATGCCCTTGAAGGCGACAGTTCTGTCAGCAGTCATGAAACGGGTGATGATGCTAAGGCAGATGAATCACCTGAGCAAGATCTTCCAGTTACTTCTGAGTCTGATCTGAACCGCCAGACTTTTGCTGAGCATGACGGTCCTAGTTCATACACCGTTCCTGCTGGTGCTGTCAATGATGCTAGAAAACTGATTGACAGGGCGAACAAGAAACTGGAGCGTGCTGGTATCTCTGAGCGTTTTGAGGTGACCGAGGAACCTATTTCTGTTGAGTTTGTCAATAACAGAGGATTCAAGGAGAAGCGAGACTACGTTGTCATGCACCTGAACCATCCAAGCATCTCCTACGATGGATACAAGTTCCTTGCTGTTGTAGACAAGGAGGATGAAGGACTGATTGTCAGAACAGGACACAACGTTGAGTTGAACGGCTGGAGACCAGAGAGCCAGGCGTGTGAACACTGCGGGCAGAAACGTCATCGATCTAAGACGTATCTGGTTGAGGGTTCTGATGGTGAGCGGCACCAGATTGGCTCAACATGTGTAGAGGCTTACCTTGGTGTCAAACCTGAGGGTCTGTGGACTGTTGGTAGCAACCCTTTGAAGAAGATGGATCGTGACAACGTTGGTTACAGCGGTGGTTTCACTCCGTCTCTCAGAGAGGTTATCGGATTGTCTCTTGCTCTGTCCAACAATGGAGAGAGATTCACCTCCAAGTCGAAGGCTATGGACTATGGAACCAACTCCACTGCTGATGACGTTGAGTTGTTCATGTCATCTCCTCGTGGGTCAGCAGGAGCGTCTGAGCGCGCCAGGATCGCTAGACTGGCTGAGCAGTATGAGGCTGATGGTAGCGTTGACAGGGTGCTGAAAGCGGCTCGTGAGATTGACGGCAACAACGACTACTGTGCAAACCTGCGAACCATCGCCAACAACGACTACGTAACATCAAAGAGTCTTGGTATTGCTGTGTCAGCAGTTGGAGTTGATTTCAGGAACCGTCAAAAGGCCCTGAAGCCTAAGGGCTGGGCGAGCGGTTTCATGGCTGATGTAGGTACGAAGGTATCAGGCAGGAAACTGACTGTTGTCAGGAACAAGCAGGTTGACAACTGGCAGTACAACAAAACTCAGTCGTACATCACACTTAAGGATGATGAAGGTCATCAGGTGTTCTGGAGGGCCAGCAAGTACATTGACCTCAAGGCTGGTGAGGAGGTTGAACTGACAGGTGGAACAGTGAAGAGTCATGGCAAGAACAAGTATGATGACTCGGATCAGACGGTTCTTACCAGAGTGAAGTTCAACAATCTGTCAAGATAAAAGCAAAGAATCAACCCTTAGTTTTTGCTTCACAATAACATACAATCACCAGATCACAACGCTCTTGATAACATATGCATTCTGATATGTATTTTGTTGTCGAGAGTGTTTTGCTCTATCTGCGCTTCAAGGGGTTTCCAGTGTTTGGTTTGTTATGGTTCATGATTGTCATGTACTTCATGCTCAAAGCATCCAGATCTTTTTTGAGGGCACTTCTTAATGACGACAAGGAGTCAGTCAACAACTCTCAGAATTCATCCAGGTCAACTAAACTTGCAGGAATGAAGGATGGGGACTACATCAATGAATACGGCATGGTTCCACCTCGAATGAGCAGAACCATTGTTGGTGACAGTACACCTGTTGCTCCATACGTCTCAGTCACGACTCCTACTAAGGTGCAACCCTCAACAGATACCTCACATGAGCAACCTCAGCCTTTTACCAGAATTGAGGATCTTGATCCTATTGACTGGGAAGGCCCCACTAATGATGACGCAAGTGCAGAGCCAAATAACAAATCAACTAACTCCAGAAGTGTCATCCGATCTTTTGACGTCAATAGATCAAGTGACTTCAAGCAGGTTTCCTACACTGACTTTATTGCGGAGAGGAAGTCGGACATGAGTAACATCTCAACGTCAGAAAATAGGTACCAGTCATTGAGTTATTCTCGTGATCCATCATTGTGGTTCTCGAATCCTATTGACTATTCTGATGAACTAGATAACGACTCCGATTCAGACAACGCAGATGACAGCACAAGAACCAGTTCATCATTGTTCTGACATCATCCTGCTTCACTCTTGACATGTTGGGTATCTCATAGTACTATGACTGGTATCACAAGGTAAGTGTTGTCAACCAGTGTTGAAAGGTGATGAATCTTGGGTCTGTATGGTGCTATTAGTAGTGGTCTGAGGAAGGTTGGGGTATTTCCTGAGGAGACAGGTATTGACTCTCCTATGTGGGATAATAACAAAGAGTACGACAGATTGTTTGGATCTGACGTCGTGAACTCTATTAATCCTCCTGACCTGTTCTCAGCGATTGACGAGCCTCTGGCTAGGGCAGAACAGATCGCCAAGGCTCGTGAGGAGAAGGAGATTATTGAGATCGAGAAGCGTCAACGTCTTGAACGCGCGAAGAAGGCCAAGAGTGCTGCGAAGAATGCAATCCCAAACTCAGCGAAGTGGTTAGAAGATTTGTGATACCAGTCATGTTGACGATGCCCAACATGATTTGATATTCTGGGATCGTTGATCATGTGGCGGCTCATACATCTTGTTATGTAGGAGCCGCTTTCCTCTGGACTAAAAGGGAAGTCAGATGACTGGTTTTCTGGGTGTTGCCATCAGCGACACTACCGAGAAGATTCTTATTGTTGGTGCTGGTGTGCTGATTTTTGCAGCCCTTGCCTGGTTCCTCAGGTTGAGCCGACTTAAAGGATCTGCTACAACCAACTCAGACCTTCTGATTACATCCTCTAGTAGTAGTGAGGATCATCACTCGTATCAGAGCACGTTGGAGTCAACTGATGGTGATGTGCTTGACAACTACAACATGTCAAGACGGAAGTGTCACAAGAAGAAGATTAGCCAAACTCGATAAATCAACTAGTACACAAAAAGTTATTCTTACTTGACCTTCCTTGTAGCCATATGCTACTATCTTCTGCATAGTCGTTTTATTAAGAGTACTAGCATGGTTTCAGCGTAGAAGAATCAACAAGAACAAGTCACGCAATAACGACTGGTAACTAAAGTAGGCACTCTTTCTTGCTGATCTTAGGTGACAGAATAGAGTGTTTATTCAGCAGGTAAAGAAGGAATTGCTTCTATGAGTATTAGTAGTGTATTTGGTGGTCAAGATATGCCTCGTCATGATGTCAAGAGCATAATGACACAGAATGGCAGAACCTTTGCCAGTTATAGTGACGGCTCCACTCTCATCACAAGTAACACACCTGGCGAGTACCCAGTTAGGTACACTGCTGATGGCAGAACAAAGATTCTGTCACCTCATTCAACCACTTCTGTCAGCAGTAATGATGTTGAGGTAGTTGACTCAAACCACAACTATGTCCTGGTAGAACCAATGCAATCAGGGCATCAGATCATCACCACCAATACGTTCAAGGTTACTGAGTCAACTAATGGTAGTTATGTCTCTGTTCCGTCTGAGGAGGAGACAGAGCATCAGCGGGTTGTCAGCAGAACCATTGAGTTCGCTAATTGTGTTGCTGATGTTGACGAGGATGGGAACCTGGTTGGTATCGAGGTCAGCAGGCAAGAGTAACAGAAAGATTGTTATTCTACCTGGTTGAATGTGTGTATTTTCTCACAATCAGATCTTCTTTCTTGGTGCTCGATCTGATAATCTGTTCTCATGATGTTCAAGAACCTACTTGATGGCGCCACCTCGAAGATGATGACCACCTCTGCTGTGGCGTCTCTTCTTGTCTCTGGTATTGTTGCGTCAACCGCTTTTGCTGTCACAAGTACCTACAACTCTCACCAGCGAGACAAACATAACGCTGTGTACTCTTTGCAGGCTGAGTCTGCTGGTAGTTCTCATGTGACCATTGGCTCTGGTTTTGTGTGGCCTGCTTCTCAGGAGTCTACATCTGTTGACACTGCTGAGAGCAATCAGGGTGATCTTCCAGTAGAGAACAGCAGCGCGTCTGAACTCGGATCTCAGCCCAGCACTAACAATGAGCAAAGCAAGAATGACTCTGGATCTACTTCTGACTCGCAAGTCGAGAACAGTGCCAGCAACTCTCCTGGAGACAGTAGCGACCAGTCATCTTCTGGTGCTACTGACTCACAGGACAACCAGTTTTCGCAAAACACTGAAGACACTAGTTCCTCGCAATCTCAGTCATCTAACTACAACTACCTGCTGAACGTCTCGGGCTATTGTGATGGTGGATGGAAGTGTGCTCAGGCTGCTGTTAACTCTTACTCGTTGTCATACATCTACTACGCTCCCAACTTTCAGATGATTGCTGGTCACAACTACGGTGAGGCTGGAGTCATCGCCAACTTTGCCCCCGGTGACATCATCAAGGTTACTGGCAATGGCGCTGGGTTATACAGGATTACTCACACTCAGTGGATGGAGTACACGACTGATGTTCAGCAGGTCGGAGGTCAGTTCGCGTTCCAGACCTGTGTTGGATCCAAGATGCTTCACGCATATGCTGTCAAGATTGGCTGACCAGCAAGTCATGCATCTAACAGAACAAAGAGCGTAAAGTCAGTTCAGGTCAAGAGCCATCAAGAGGTCTTCTGGAATGATGTAGTTCTTGATGAATCCAGGGCTTATGTTCACCCACTCGTCTGAGAGCCTGATGCAGTTCTCTCTTGCGTAGTCAACAAAGTCTCTGCTCTCAAACACCTGTGCAACCCTGCTGAGAGCATCCATGTCGTCTGCTGGGTGCATCAGGTAGTGACCTGAGTACACGACAGTTCCTGATGAAAGGATGTCTGTCTGAGGCAGATTGCACCCTTCCTTGGTATCAATGATTCCAGGTGTCAGGACCTTAGGTCTCAGTGTGTCAACCAGTGCCTGTGTTCTGGCGTAATGGAACCACTGGCATCCTGGCGACAAAGATCTCTTCTCAAGGATGTGCTGATGCTCTCTTAAGTAGTCCATTATCTCAGTGTCAATCTCTTCCTCTGTTACTGGAGCCACTTGATGTTGTCCATCTTCTGAGACAGTGTTGACATACGGATAGATGATTCGACCAAACTTGTCACCGGGCTTGTGTCTGGTTCCCTTGACAGCAGGTTTTATGAATCGGCTCTCAAAGGACACAAGAGGGTGGTCAGGACTCAGCACAAATACCTTGTTGCAAGAGGTCTGTACGCCTGTTCTCACCTCAAACAGGTCTCCGACCCTGATGAGGTTTGACGAAGATGACGAAACAGTGTTAGGGGTCTTCTTCTTGTTCCTGGTGTCGTCTTTCTTCAGGAACTCGTCATAAGTAACAGTCTTCTCGCCATTGCCTATAATCTGGCTGCCATTCACTGACTTATCCTGTAGACACACACTGCCAGGAGAGGTTTTTCTGTCTTTGCCTTTTGCCAGTCTGGTGACACACACTTTCGTGCTTACCTTGCTGAACACTGGGTGGAATCCGTAGTTCTCAATTAGATCCAGTTGTCCTCGTTCACACAGAGCGCGTCTTACAGCAGCCTTACCTTTGTCTTTGAGCCATGACTGAGGAGTGATGATGCAAGCAGTTCCATTGTCTGCTAAGACGCTGCTGCAGATGTCAATGAAGACTGTGTACAGGTCCTGAATCCTGACGCCTAAAGACCAGCGCTCTGCCTTATGTCGTGAACTCTCATCCATCAGGTGCACCCGAACATATGGAGGGTTAGCGACAACAACATCATACTTGGAGGATGGGTCAATATCCATGGCATCCATGTTCAGTAGGTTTTGAAATGACGTGTGCACGCCTTGCTTGTTGCACATTTCTACCATTTCGTCAATGGTGCTATTATAGAGATCCTTGTCAATCTCTACCCCATGCACGTTGTTGTCAATGATTGATGCTGTATCCTCTGCAGTCATACCTCTAGCAGAGGACTCTTTCAGAATTCTGGTGACAATCTCTTTGAGGAATGCTCCGTTACCAAAACTTGGCTCAAGAATCCTTGCTGAGAGAACTGCTTCACCTGTGTAATTAGACAGATCCAACATATGTGAGACCATCCAGTCCGGGGTCCATACCTGCCCCAACCGACTCTGCTTTGTTGACTTGATGGTCATTGTCTCTCCTGCCGATCTGGATTCTATGAATGAGGTTCTGGTTCATGTGTATGATGCTGTTGCGTTACAGGCGAACGAAAATATCCATGTTGACATCTTACAGAATCCAAGTGTCAGGCAAATGAGATAATATGTGTGCAACCAGTGATATTTCCACCAGTGTTCCTTAGTTTTTCATAGAAGGGCTGAAGATAGTGAAGGTTGACAAGAAGAACGTGACACTGCTGGCTGAGGCTGTTCGTGAGGTGACTGAGAGCCAGGAGATTGAAGGATCCGATCTGGTTGCCTACTACCTTGATGACATCACTCTGCTCTTCTCTCACAAGCAGAAGGGCGCCTCGTTCTATGGACTAGTGATAGATGTTCTCAACCGTAGTTTTCACATTGTCTCAGACTTGAAGGTCATGATTGAGGACACCTTAGAGGAGGATGAGGAGCCAGTTGTCTACGAGATTGAGGATGAGAATGTTATCAATTTCCTGAACAAGTTCCTTGTGTCTCGTGCAGAACTCATCAAAGCACTGGGAGCATGAGCCTTTCCTCTGCTCAATTTCTTAAATACATGTAAAATCCTCTGAGTTTCGGGTAGATGTAGTGACTCAGAGGATTTTTGTTATAGATACGTTTTTAGATTAGTAGATTGCATCAAGCGTTTTAAGGGGATGTCTAAATGACTGTCAAGTATCACGTGAGTCCGGCTGGTCCCCGTCGGTGCAGGGCCAGTATTCGTGCATGTCGTTATACGGAGGCTGGTGAGCCACACTTCGGATCTCAGGAGGCTGCTCAGAGGTACTGGGAGAAGAAGGTTGTTGACCAGTTCGGTGAGTTTGCTGTGGCATCACGTTCTGCTGCTGAGAAACTACGTCAGTCCGCCTACCATGCTCATGATGTCATCTTGAAGAAGATGCGTAAGAGGCGTACTCGTTCGCTGAAAGCAAAGCAGCAGGTTCTCAACAACACCAGGGCAAGGGAGAACAGGCCGCATCAGGTCGGAGGCGGCGTGACTGACGCTCCGAAAATGACTGCCAGAATGAGGATCCTTGGTGCACTGAAGTCTGCTGGAGGTGTCAAGAGCCTTCTTCCATCTATCAGAAAGAGGCGTTTAAGTGACGGAACCCACAGTGTTATGGATGGAGACTACAAGGAAAGGGTGTCCATCATGAGCCGTGCTCGTGGTGCTGGAAGATCAGGCCATGAGAGAGTGACGCGGCAGGTTGACAAGGCCATGGACAGGATTGCTCCTGCTCTGACCAAGGCTGAGAGGAAGGTTCTTGAGACTGCTGTTCCTGCGGCAAAGAAGGCTGCCGCCAAGGCGTACAACGCTCCAATCAGGATTCGCTACCTCAGACCGTCAGAGGTCAGGATTGGCGATAACGTTCGTCTGTATGGTCGGGTCTCTGCTATCAAGGATCTTGGTGGTGGAGACAGGGCTGTGACGTTCAGGTACAGAGGCAAGGATGGCTCTATCTGTAGCCACACCTTCAAGTTCAAGCATGATCATACGATGGTTCTTCCAGGTAGATCAGCCAGACAGCATGTCAGGTCTTTCAGAAGGTCTCCATTTGGAAGAAAGGCTATCAGAACAGCCAGAACTGTTGCTGCAATCATCATGACGACAGCCAGCATCCATGAGAACAAGCCGGTCAGAGCAACCACGTCATCAAGCCGTGCTGCTTCTGTTCACGATCTCAACCCCAAGAGACGCAATCTGGTCAAGAGTGAGGACATGGCGAAGGCAGCATAGCAGGCATCCCTTCAAACCACGAAAAGACCTGACAGGTTACTAACTACTTCAAAGAGAGTGAGAGTTCCTGTCAAGTCTTCTTATTTACTCATCCACCTCTTGCATCGAATCGAGAGCAGACAGGATCCATTATGTGATCATCGTCATATTGAATCAACTATGGATGGTCGTATAGAATAGTTGCAGGAAGTTCTGTAATCACTACGACAAGGAGGCAGTATGAAGACACATACTCTTACAAAGGACGAGCGTATCAAGGGGATGATCTATGGGTCTGCTCTTGGTGACGCATGGGGTTATGTCACTGAGTTCTCTCGGATTGCTGACATCCTGTTTGAGCGTCCTGGAATCCCTTCTCCTCTAGTAGTCACTGATGACACTCAGATGAGTCTGTACAACATGAAGGCGATTAGCGACATTGCTGAGACGTTCAAGGATCGTACTGATGGTGATACCCTGAAGGCCATTGATGGTGCTTCTGTGCGTCGTCAGAAGGATGTCCTGAGGATTTTTGCTCGCAGGCACATCGAGTACCATCTTGACCCTAACAACAACCGAGCACCAGGTATCGCTGTCAGCGAGTCTATGGACAAGTTGAATCATCTTGTCACGTTCAGTGAGGAGTTTACTGGTCGTGAAGGTGCTGAGGGTAACAACTCCAAGGGTTGTGGAACCATTATGCGTGCACCCTGGATTGGTGCTCTGAACATCTCGAACGAGTCTGTTGTCAACCTGGCTATGCTCCAGTCGCAGACGACACATGATCACCCTGTGGCCTGGCTGTCTGCTGGTGTGGCAGCACTACTGGTCCACAAGATTCTCTTTGAGCAGTACTTCGATGCTGACTTCCGGGAGGATCCTTACAAGTGTGCTCTTGACTCTCTGGATGAGATCACAGTCATTACCAAGAAGAACCTGATGTTCAGAGAGATTGCGCCTCATCACTACACAGAGTTGAGTGACCTGCTTCACAACTCTAGGAACATTCTTGAGTACGTTCTTGATGGTCGTGACTCTGTGATGGATCTTTCGCTGGTGTTCGGTGAGGGTAACACTGCTGACAGTCTGCTCTCCTGTGCTCTGGCTGCTGTCGCCATCTATCATGATCGTCTGTTTGAGGGCATTCAGGCCATGGTGTACACGGATGGTGACAGCGACAGCATCGCTGCTGTTGGCGGCTCATTCCTTGGCGCTCTGAACGGTTATGACGCCTTCGGAATGGACATTTCTGGACAGATTGAGCCGCTGTACAGCGAGGAACTGGAAGAGATCTGCGACTGGTTGACTGCTCTTGCCAACTGATACCAGTTCGTCACCTCTATTCGTGCACGTCCTTGTTAAGATTTCAGTATTCATTGTCGTAATCTTGATAAAGGACGTGCACGAATGACAGATTCTTCAGTCAGCAACCAGAAGACCCATACAGCCAGTGGACTACCTCTGGTTCAGGTAGACGATGAGGTTCTGCTGGAAGAGCCCATCAACTGGAACAGGATTGAGGATCCTAAGGACCTGGAGGTGTGGAACCGGCTCATCAACAACTTCTGGATCCCAGAGAAGATTCCTCTGTCCAACGACATCCCGTCCTGGAACACACTGACAGACGAGGAGAAACTGACAACAGTTCGTGTCTTCGCTGGACTGACTCTGCTTGACACTATTCAGGCAAAGGTGGGTGCAATCTCACTCATTCCTGACGCCATCACTCCACATGAGGCTGCTGTCTACAGTGACATTTCGCTCATGGAAGCCTTGCACGCTAAGTCTTACTCGTCGATCTTCTCCACACTCATCTCCACCTCTGAGATTGATGAGGCGTTCCGCTGGTCCAAGGAGAACGAGCACCTGCAGAGGAAGGCTCGAATCATCCTCTCTTACTACCATGGAAACGACCCCGAGAAGAAGAAGATTGCCTCCACACTGCTTGAGTCATTTCTCTTCTACAGTGGTTTCTTCATGCCGTTCTGGTGGGCATCCAAGGCAAAACTCACCAACACTGCTGACATTATCCGCTTGATCCTTCGAGATGAGGCTCTGACGGACGATCATGAGTTGCTGACACCTTTTGGATGGGTGAACATCTCTGAGGTTGATGAGAACACAACTGTTGCTCAGTACAACAAGGATGATGGTACTATCGAGTTTGTCAAGCCTGTCAAGGTTTCACATCATCATGAGGACAGGACATGGTTGTTTGAGTCTAGTGACAGCAAGGTCAGACAGTCAGTTTCTCCACACCACAGGATGTATGTTGAGAGAGATGGAAACCCTGTCGTCATTGAGGCTGACAATTTGACCAATAGTGTTCTCTCAGATGTCTCGTTCAGGCTTTCGGGAACCAAGGTGGACAGTGGCAACGGCTTTGTTTTTACTGACTACAGTGCTGATGAGGTTGAACTGGTTGAGGGTCTTTTCCATGACTTGGCTTCCTTGTCACTGTCTGGTCTTAACGGAGCGCTTACCTATCTTGAAAGCGTTCTTGGTCGAGAGATTGCAACAAGGGACTCAATCACTAATGTATCAACTAAACACAAGAGTACAGTTGACTGGATTCAGGCTGCTTGTGCTCTACTGGGATACACCGCCTCATACAGAACTGAGAAGGATAATAGTGATTCAGATCTCTATCGAGTCAGGATCTCTAGAAACCCACATCATTCATCCTGTGGCGGTTCCAGTGTCACCCGAACAGAAAATGGTCCCGCTGAAGTCTACTGTGTACAGGTTCCTTCCACCTTCCTTGTTACCAGGAATCAGGGTTCTGTGACAATCACCGGAAACTGTGTCCATGGTTACTACATTGGCTACAAGTTCCAGATTGCCTACAACAACTCTACTCCTGAGCGACAGAAGGAGTTGTATGACTTCACTGTCAACATGGTTCACGACTTGATGGAGAATGAGATCAAGTATACAGAGAGCCTGTATGACGGTCTGGGTCTGACTGAGTATGTCAAGCCGTACCTGAAGTACAATGCGAACAAGGCTCTGAACAACCTCGGATTCGAGGGTATCTACAGTCCTGAAGAGTCTCAGCCGCCAATGCAGATTCTTGCTTCACTCAACCCTGCTGGTGAGGAGAACACAGACTTCTTCAGTGGTGTTCCCACATATGTCATGGGTGATGTTGAGAGCACTACTGACGAAGACTGGGACTTCTAAGCGTCTTATTCCTTGAAGTAGACGTTTTGAGTCATTGTTGATACTGGTCACATTCTGTTCTGTGTGATAGAATGTGACCAGTATCTCTGTGTGTATGTATTGATCAGGAGTGTGAGGTCTGGTGGCGAAGACCAAGAAGGTTGTTGGTATGAAGGTTGTCTCTCCTGGCAGCCCTCCAGACATTGACAGCGACTTCTCTGTGACTGCTCGTGAGAAGGCGGTTGAGTATGTTACTGAGTTGTATGGTAAGGAGAATGTTGCCAACATCGTCACGTTCGGTACCCTTGCCACGAAGAGTGCCTTCAAGTCGATGTGCACGATTTATGAGGTCCCTTTTGCTCAGGCTAATCGTGTTGCCAGCATGATTCCTGATGGTGATGAGGGTCATGAGGTCACGTTTGATGACATCTACAACGAGGACTCTGACTACTACAAGGAGTCCGCTGACTTCCGTGAGGCGACTTCTGGTGACCCTAAGTGGGATCGTGTTATCACTGGTGCCAGAGGTATTGCTGGTCGTGTCAAGAGTACTGGCGTGCACGCCTGTGGAATCATCATCTCAGCCAAACCACTGACTGACACTGTTCCGCTTCACATCAGGAAGAAGGACGGCAAGGTCATTACTCAGTGGACCTACCAGGAGTGTGAGGCTCTGGGTCTTATCAAGATGGACTTTCTTGGTCTGGACACAGTTGACCTTATCCAGCACACCATTGAGTACATTCAGAAGTCAGGCAAGGATGCTCCAAACATGATTGCCATTACTCAGGGGAAGATGGATGACCCTGAGGTGTACAAACTGTTTCAGGAGGGTCACACTGTTGGCGTGTTCCAGTTCGGTTCCGAGATGGTTCGCAATCTTCTTAGGCAGATGAAGCCAACAGAGTTCAACGACCTTGCCGCCTGCACTGCAGTTGCTCGTCCTGGTCCTATGGGGATGAACTCTCACACCATGTACGCTGAGAGGAAGAACGGCCTAGCAAAGATTGAGGCTCTTCATTCTGACTTCAAGGGCTCGCCACTGGAGAAGATTCTCAGTCAGACCTACGGACTGTGTATCTATCAGGAGCAGTCAATGCGTATTGCTTCTGAGATTGCTGGCATGACTCTTCAGGAGGGTGACAAACTCCGTAAGGCAATGGGTAAGAAGAAGCATGACATCATGATGAAGATGAAGCCAAAATTCATCAGTGGTGGAATTGCTAACGGATACTCTGAGGAGGCTATGAACAAACTCTGGGATGTTCTGGAGCCCTTCTCAAAGTACGCCTTCAACAAGTGCTTATATGGAGAGACAGAAGTTCTTACCAGTCAGAACACTAAGATAACAGCTGAGGGCCTTTATCACAGGTTCAAGAATGGAGAGAAGAACATCAAGATTCTCTCCATGTTTGAGAATGGTGGTCTGCACTTCCACAACGTCTCTGAGATTGTTCAGACTGGAAGAAAACCTCTGTGGACAATCGAGACTGCATCTGGCAAGACGATCAGGGTTACTGAAAACCACAGAATGCTGACTGTTGATGGGTACCAGACTATCAAAACAGGTGGTATTCGGGTTGGTTCTGAACTGATTGATGACAAGTACTGGAACAACAGGTTCAGAACAGTGCAAAGAAGACCAAATCCTAGAAGAGGATGGTCGTATGGATCCGGTTCCTACCATAAAGTCAAGAACATTTCTTTTAGTAGCGATGTTGACAGGGCTATTGCTGAGAACTATCTGATTTCTCGTGGTGCCATATTTGAGACTGGTAAGGCGATCTACTCTCCTGACAAAAAGGTTCTTGGTGTTGCTGACTTCTATGTTAATGGCACCTACTTTGAGATGGACAGCAGAGGTCTTGGTCGCCAGTATCTCATTGAGAATAAGTACAAGGACACTCCTTTTGTCTATCTAACACCTGAGAACTATCGTGATGAGATTGATGCTGCTCTTATGAGCCATCACATCAGCAGTGGTGACAGGGTTGTGTCTATTACTCCTCCAGAGATTCTTGAAGATGGTTCAGTCCTTCAAGAGATGACCTATGACATTATGATGGCTGATGACGGACCAGCGAACTTCATTGCTAATGGTTTGGTTTCACACAACTCACACAGTGTCGCCTATGCCATGAATGCTTATCAGGCCGCCTACTTGAAGACGCATTATCCTGTTGAGTTCATTGCTGCTCTGATTGCCCAGACGATTGACAAGAAGGACAAGACTCTCAACAACTTGCGTGAGGCTCGTCGTATGGGTATCTCTATGGGTACCGTGAACATCAACCTGTCTGACGTTCGTGTGTCTCCTGACTACTCTGGTGAGTCCGGGTTTGAGATTCTGTACGGTTTCTCTGGTGTCAAGGGCGTGTCTGAATCCAGTGCTGAGATCATCATCAAGGAGCGTGACAGTGGAGGCAGGTTCACGTCTGTTCAGGATGCTGTGTCACGTTGTGTGCTGGCTGGTATCACCAAGAAGGACGTGTTTATCAACCTGGCTATGGCTGGCGCGTTTGACGATCTTGAGCCTAACCGGCGTAAGGTGATTGAGTCGATTCCAGGTATGCTGACTGATGGTCGCAAGATGGTCAACCATGGTATGGATCTGTTCTCTCTTGCAGGACAAGGGGCTGAGGACACGTTTGAGATGGTTGACGTTGAGGACTACCCGTATGTGGACCGCCTGCGTCTTGAGGCTGACATGATTGGTATGTACCTGACTGGTCATCCGATGGATCGTATTGGTGGCAGTACTGGTCTTGACAACGTTTCCATCAAGTCCCTGTCAGCACTGAAGAAGCGTCAGCGAGTCAAGGTTGTTGCTGCTGTGTCCATGGAGTCGAAGAACACTCGTCGTGGAAAGATGGTGACGATGCATCTTGACGACGGTACTGGTCTCATCTCTACCAGAGTGACTGATGATGTTGTCAAGGGTATGGACAAGACTGCTGCTAGGAATGACATCAGGGCTCGTTTCTGTCGTGGTGACCTGTCTGTTCCAAAGACTGCTGTTGAGAAGGCTTTCTCTGACGTGACTGGTCTTCCTGATGTGCAGAACAATGGTGTCTACCTGCTGACTGTTGATGTTATTCCTGCTTGGGGCGGTAAGGGTGACCCTATGACCAAGGTGTCATCCATCCAGCCGGTGACGTTCGCTCATGACGGATCTCTGCCTGTTCGCGTGAGAGTCAACTATGGTGAGGAGTCTGGTCTAGGCAAGGAGCGTGCTTCACTTGTCTATAGAAAACTTCCAGGGTTTGTTCGCAGGCAATGCCCAGGTGACAGCCACTTGATGATTGCTCGCTACAACTCTGACAAGAGCCAGGTCAGTGAAGAAGCGTTCATTCGCTATGCTCTTGACATCATCAAGCGTGACGCCAGACAGGCTGAAAGACAGGACAGTTCTGAGGAGGTGTCACAGCAGGAAGGGCTGCTCAGTGATGACAGCAAGTCAGTCAAGAAGAAGCCTGCCTCCAAGAAGAAGACCGAGAGGCAGTGGCCGACCAGTGTTCCTTCTCGTTATGCTGAAAAGTACCCTGCTGCCGAGGATATTCAAGGAGTAGTTGATTCACTTGAATACGTGAACACATCCATGGGTGTTGAGAAGTCTGAGCAACTGAAGATCCTTATTGAGGACAAGGTTGGTCATGAGAACTATGACTTTGGTATCTATGTTCCAGTTGAGGACGAGAATGACTGAGTGATAGTTGCTCATAGTTGTGGCACGTATATAGAAGGTGGTTGATACTACATGTTGTCAGTGGTGTCAACCACCTTCTGGTTTGTTTTTGTGGGACAGGAAGAGGTTTCGTGAATGGTGTCAGGCAACCCGTTCCTTGATGACGATGATGTTGACGAGAATGACCTTGATCTGTCTCTAGGGCTTCAGGATCTTCATGTATCCAGTAGCCAGAACGTTAATGATGCAGATACCAGTGGTTTTGTCTTTGGTCTTGATGATGACATTGACGATGATGAGGATGATCTGGCGCTTCCGAGTCTTGATGACTATGATGACGAGATGCTGCCAGAAGATCAGACAGTGAGCAATTTCTCTTCTACTGTTGAGACTGATCACAACCCTGACGGCATTTTGCCTGTAGACAGTCACAGCCGTATTCAGGATGATTCCTCTGTGTCAACAGATGTTGATACTGGCACAGAGGACGAGATTCTGTTTGATGACGATGGTGACTCTGCTGGCTTTGAGGATGGGTTGAATCCTGATGCTGACAGTGGGGAGTCTGATTCCTCTCAAATCAGTGATGAGTCTCATGGGTCAATCATCTATGGCGACTTTGATGATGACGATGATGAATTCATTTTCGACGACGATGAGGATGAAGACGGCGATTTCAATGACAACTCTTTCCTGTCCTCCCCCTCAGATGGTGTTCTTGATGCTGATGGAGTCAGAGACATTGTAAGACGTCTTGAAATGGTTAGTGCTGAACCTGAGGATGAAGACACTTACGATGATGAGATAGACGAGGATGATGACAACTTCGCCTGGGTTGATGATGAGGATTCGTCTTCAGAGGCTGGTTCTCCTTTCATGCAGCGCGGTCTTCTGTCTGGAGGTCCTGAGTCTGACGACGATGATGAGGAAGGCGGCTGGTCATTTGAGGACGTGCCGCCGGATGAGGAGGGTTTCACCGACTCGCGTCTGTTCGAGGATGATGACGAGACACTGTTTGACGACGATGAGGACGAGGACGACCTCTACGACTTTGATTCTCCTGATAGCACAGACTTTCTGACGAATGACTCCTCTGACAGAGATCAGACTGGATTTGACACTGTTTCAGATTCAGATCGGGACAACAACTCTGAGGATGATGGGAAGTCCTCTGATTTAGGCACTCCAGAAGGCTCTTTAAGCGGTTCTGAGGGCTCTTCTGACAGCAAGACAGGTGATGACACTAAGAGTGATGATTCTTCGTTCACAGAGCGTCTGAAGGCTTTTGCCTCTGGTCTTGGTGAACGTGTGTCATCAGTGGTTGCAGACATTAAGAACGACCTCAGAGGACATGATGGTGAGATGCCTGACTCCAGATCTGATGACGAGGATGAGGGCAACACTGATTCCGATGAGAAAGGCAATGACGACAACAAGTCTAAAAAGTCTGGGTCTAGGAAGGGTAAGGGCAGTAGCAGCAATCCTCTGAAATCACTTCTATCTACTGTTGGTGGATTCTACAACAAACTTGTAGGAATCTTCTTCAAGATTCTCACCTCAGTTCTAGGCATCCTCTCAGGGATTCCTGTCATTGGTAGACCATTCAAGATTGCTTTGGCTGCAACTCGCGTTCTTGAAGTCATTGCCAAGAGTGCACCTGCACTGTTGCTTGTTGCTGGTCTGGTCACCATGTCATGGATGTCTGTTCCAAGTTCCACGACAACAGAACTTCCCGATGAGGGCAAGGTTGAGTTCTCCTCGTTCTCTTACAGTAATGGTGGTACTGCGCTTGGTGTGATGAAGAACACTGGTGAGGTCAGTGTTGAGGGTCAAGCACAGTTCACTGTCTACAGCCTTCAGCCAGGTTGGAATCCAAAGTCTTGGTTCATCTATCAGGCTGAGAAAACCTGTGAAAGCAACGTTGTCGCCGTGGATATTGAGTCTCAGACAGAGGTCTCGGCCAGTTGTGGTCAGGCTTCAGGTTGGCTTCCTAGAGTGAGCGGGACAATAAAGTGAGCAGTACATCATACGTAGACCCTAAAACTGGTGTGACTATTCTTCCAACACCAACATACAACCTCAAGTGTACCAAGAATGTTGTTGACAGGGTTGCTGAGGCGCTGAAGTCTGGTCGTAGGCAGTTCGGTTCTGCTGGAGCGTTCATGTCTCATCAGGCTTATGATCCTGACTACACTAACAGAGAAGGCGCTGACTCGGCCAAGGCGAAGGAACTGCTGGAGGTGGAGCAGGAGTTTTCCAAGTTCCTCAAAGAGTGGACAGACAAGAAACCGAATGCTGTTGTTGTTGAGTCTGTCCTTGTGCCTGACTCTGGCGAGGAAGAGATCAACGAGTACACTGGTCTCATCATGGGACATGACCTTGACTTCGCTGTTCTGCTTGGCAACGAGGTCGTGATGATTGACGTTCACAACTTCACTAAGAGACGTCGCTACACTGTAAGTGAGAACAATGAGATTCTGATGACTGGCAAGCCGTTCCCAGAGTCAGATGACGTCAGAACGTGTCAGTATGTGGAGAACTGGCTGGATACTCTCACTCCTGGAACGAACATTGTCGGTATGACTGTCATCAGCCAGGAGAACGTCAGTGTGGACAGGGATGTCAACTGGTTCCAGGCCGACTTCAGGCTGATTGAGACTGATAGGTTCTATGAGATGATGGACAAGAAGTTTGAGATCCTTAAAGGTAACAACGCCACCACTATCAACCCTCATCTTGTAGCACAGTTCGTCACTCGTTGTATCAGACCGTACAACAAGTTCAGGCGAGTCATCTCTGACAAGAACCTTCGTGAGTTCAAGTGACCAGCAACTCACAGCAAGTCCATGTTTTCATCCCTTCAGAGTCACTGGTCTCTGGTGTTAGGCCAGAGGTGTCAGAACGAATCTTTCAGTCGTTGAGATCTGGTCGTAGGTACTTCGGTTCCGCTGGAGCATCGTTAACTCATCATGCCAACAACCCTGACTTCAGTACTCCATTTGGCAGGCAGGTTGTCAGGGCTGGTATGGAGGGTGAGAGATCAACGTCCAGAGTCATCAGGGAGTGGATGAAAAAGTATCCTGGTGCTGTTCTCATTGACTCGGTTCACATCAAGGGTATGGGGCGAAAGGACGTGGATCCTGATGCTGCCACACAGGATGGTGACGGACCTGACACAGATCATGTTCTGATTGTTGGATCCAATGTGTTCGCCATTGATTCCAAGAGATGGAAGAGCAGACGAAAGTACTCAGTCAATGAAAAGGGTGTTGTGCTGCGTTCTGGGAGATCGTTTCCTGGCGGAAGAGTTCACGCCAGACAGGCACGAGGACTCTGGTCAAAGTATCTTGGTAGAAACGTCAAAGTCAGTAGCATCGTGTGTGTCAACAATGACAAGGTGTTCGTCCAGTTTCAGAAAGGCTGGCCCAAGCACGGGTTTCAGTTGGTTGGTATTGACAATCTGACCAATGCACTGGACTACAGGATGAAGCACCATCTGAGTGAGAAAGATCTCAGCACTATCGACTCTGGTCTTGTCGCTAAGATTGCGACCTGTTGTATCAAACCATATGACGGGTACGTAAAGATATTCAGCGACATGGACGCTATCAGGAACTTCAGGTGATAGCGATACAGAGTTGAATTCATGAAATACTGACAAAACAAGAATAAAAGACATGAGCACATGATTCCAGGTTTGAGCAGAGATAGGAACCATGTGCTCATGTCTTCTTAACACCCTTTGGGGCATACCTCACCCTCAGGGTAGTCTTGTGGTCAGTATCTCAAGGCATCACCGAATCTCGTTCAGAATGTCATCAATGGACTGCGCCTCAGCCTTGGCAACCTTGGCCTTGGACTTCATACTGGTACCAATGGCGTCCTCAATACGCTTCCTCTGATACTCACGCTCAGACTGGTCAATCTTCTTCTCAGCCTCAGCCATGAGAACAGCCACACGTGCACGCTTCTGCTGGCCCTCCTTGACGGCGTTCGACATTGCTGTGTGCATCTTCTCGATGTTCTTGGTGAGAGTGTTGATTGTCTCCTCATCAAGCATCTGGCGGTTACCCATCTCAACGACGGACTCAACAGCGCTCGCAGTGGAGTCAGAGCCCTCCTGGATGAGTTTCTTGATACCCTGGTCAACAATGTTCGCCTGCTCAGCAGCACTCTCCAGCATGACGGCCTGCTGCCACTGAGCAATCTGGTTGATGGCGACAGGAATGGCCTTCTCGCGCAGAGACTTGACTGTGAGTCGCATCTCCTGATTGCTGACGTAGAGGATGGAGCCAGTCTTGATTGACTGTGTGTAGAAGAAGTACTGTGCTCGCCAGTTGGCCCACTGCTTCTCCATCGTCACCAGAGCGGACGAGTAGGTCTCCAGCAGCAGTCTCAGATCCTCCACAGTGTGGTACTCACCGTCATACAGGATTCGTCCCTCGCCCTCGTGCTGTGAGATTGTTCTCTCCAGCAACTGAGCCTGAGTCCTGGTCAGGTCAATGATCTCCTCCATGGTGGCGATGACCATTGATAACTTGTTACGGCAGTGAATCATCTTCTGGGAAAGTTTCTTACCAGCAACACCGTTCTTGACCAGACCGACCTCAACCTTCTCCAGGTTGGTGCTGATCTTGGACAACTTCTTGCTCAGGTCCATACCCTTGATCTCCATTGTCTCCAACTTATAGTTGGCCTTCTCGGAGACGTCCTGGGCCTTCTTGCCGATCTTGGACAGGAAGCCGAACTTGCTGTTGTTGCCAGAGAACTTCTTGTAGCCCTTCATCTCAATGAGAATCTGGTTGACCATCTTCTCAACCTCAGGAAGCCTGGTCTTGCTCTGGGCCTTCATGAGGAGTTTGGAGAAGGTGCTCATCTCATCGATCACCTTGTTACCAAAGGATAGAATGAGGTCCTGGTCCTCTAGCATACTGGCAGCGTACTTTGGAGCGATGGTGGAGACGACCTGCAACTGCTCCGGTGACAGACGAGATCTGAACTCATCCAGGAACTTCTTGTCGAACTTGCTTGGAGTGTCTGTTGTGCTGGCAATCAGATCCTCTGTCGTGGTGTCACCCTCAACAGCACTCTCTGTGCTCTCACTGACCTCTTCATCGTCGTCATCCAGTGACAGCAGTTCGTCATCGTCCTCATCAATGTCAGCGAACTCGGCTGCCAGTGCCTTATCCTCCTCTGAAAGGCCAGTGGAGTCGAAAAGGTCTGTCAACTCGTCGGTGTTCTTCTCATCACTCATAGTTTTTACTCTCCTGTTTTATCGTACTTACTTATAAGTCTTGGTAGTGTCGTGCTGGGAAATGGCTATCTGTCTATTTTTTGTTACGCCAACATAGCCCTGACCGCCTCGTCGTTACCTAGTTCATCGTCGTCATCCAGGTTGCTGTCCATGCTCAGAGCGATCTTCTCGATCTCGCTCATCTCATCGTCCACGTCAACCATGGAGGCCATCTCGTCAATGGAGTTCTCTACACCCATGTTGTCCAGAATCTCGTTCACTGAGGACTTGATGACGTCAATAGATACCTCGCGGTCGAAGTCCTCCTTGGAGTTGATCTCCTTGATTCGAGCGAAGATGGCTGGGAGCAGAAGGTCAAGGATGTTGTCAACCTCCTTGATACCCTTCTCTGGGTTCTCATGGTTCTCTGGATGCTTCACCCTGTCGTCATAGAGTTCAGTGTCAAGAACGTGCTGGAGGTTCTTTACAATGTCCTCATAACGAATCCAGTCGCTCATCTGCTCGGCCTCTGGCAACTTCTTGCGGATAATCTTCTCCAGAACCTTGAGAGCACGTCCAATCAGATCAATCTTCTTGGCGACATCTGTGTAGTTGTTCTTCTCGTACCAGAGGTACTGCTCCTTGAGTTTCCTGATGGAGTTCCTGAATGCCAGGCACTCATCAGGCACCTTCCCCTGGTACGGGTCAGGAGGATCCAGTTCCTTGATGCGCTCCTCCAAGGCAGCGATCTCAGCCTCAGCCTTGGACACATCGTTCTTAGCCAGAGCCAGGTTCTTACGGAGGTTCTTGGTGGTCTTCCTGTGACTGTGATTCCTGAAGAACAGGTAGCCACTGAGAGCACCAAGAGCCATGGTGATGATCATTGTCGTCATGCCAGGTCCTCCTTCTTCTCATCGTTCTTGGCAGTTGTGACGCCATCCTGATCGGAAACCTTGTTCTTACGGTTTGCAGTCAGCATCTTGTAGTGAGACACCTCTAGAATTACTGCTGGCACGCCGACCGCTGCAATCAGTAGAATCATCATTAAAATCTCAGATACGCTCATCAGTTCTCTCCTTCTGACATGGCGAACTCCATAATTTCTGCATCATCGTCATCAAGACCTGCGGTACCCTCCAGTTCATCTGCCATCTCGATAAGAGTCATGGCGCTGACACTGGGATCAAAACTGCTGGCCTCATTCAGGTTGGTAATCCGGTTTAGGACAATTCGGTTCAAAGCCTCAGCCGCTTTCAGTGACAGGCTGATCTTCTCGTCCGGCTCTGTCCACAGTTCAGGGTTGTCAAGAATGCTCTGCAAGTGGTTTGGACCAACAGAGTTGTTCAATTCGTGGATCTGCATCCCTAATGATGTGTTCAGCGGCTCGCAGCCTTCCTCGCTCTTGTTAGCAACCTCATAGAGGGTGAGGATGTTCTTCTGCAACTCACTCAGGATGTTGGAGAACTGCTGACGAGTGCTCTTGGATCTGCGTCCCTTGGAGATCTTCTTACGGTTGTCTTCAAGAGTCTGCATCTCCTCGTAGACCTCTTGGCTGCGGCCACCACGCTTCTTGACCTCGGCTGCAAGTCTGGCCTCCTCGGCAGCCTGCTCCATCTTCAAGCGCTCGGCCTCCTCACGGGCCTGCTTCTCAGCCTTCTTCTTAGCCTCGATCTTCTCTTTGTGACCTTCAATCACCTTGGATACCACGCCATAAGCAAAGGATCCGACGGCGAACAGCACAACCAGCCCGACAAGACCAGCGAAAGCGCTGCCAACAAAATTCATGAACTCCTTGTCGCTATGCTCCTGTTCTGTGTGCCACTTGTTCCACACCTGAGCAACGTCGTCTGACTTGTCATTCAGCAGAGCGTTCGAGTTCTGAGTGGTTGTGGCGTCCAGAGCGTTTTTGACGTTCTTCTGCAACTCATCGCTTCTGGAGTAGACACCAATCTGGTCAACACCACCGTTCTTGTGGTATACAACGACAGACACCGCACTGTTGTCGTCAAGAATGCTCTCGTTCTCCTCAACAATCTGCTTTGCAGCGTCCTGAACGCCAATACCCTCCATCTTGTCTGTTGGAAGGACGGTGACAGTAACGCCTGTGTCTTTGAGGTTCTTCAGAGTCTGTGACAGGTCGCCAATGTTTGCTCCATCAGCCTGGTAGACGTGCTGATCCTTCGTACTGGATGCAGCTTTCTCAACCAGTTTGCTCGCGCTCTTGTCAGCCTTCTCCAGGACATCGTTGCTGTCACCAGAAACATCTCCACCATGAGCGCTGTATGTCCTCAGAATCCTTCCTGAGCCCTCATAGAGCGTCTGACCAACATCATCCACCTCGTTACCAAGCAGAGAGTGGATGTCTGAGACGAATCCGTCGTGCTTCGAGGCGAAAAAGAGTTGGTCCTTGTGCCCATTGCTGCCAACAACCGCTACACCAATCGTGTCATAGGTGCCGTCCGTCTTGTCCAGAACAGCCTGTGCAATGTCAGCCGGGCTCTGGCCCTTCAGATCTTCCTGCTTGATGACAGTGATGCCAATGTCTGTTCCTGACAGGTTATTGGCGATGTCCTTGCCGTGGTTGATCTTGGCGTCGTTCTGGCGGAACACCTGATAGGACTTCAGTCCTTCGGCAGCCTTACCGGCAAGATCCTTGTCATCGGCTGCTGCAATAGAGGACAGAGCGATGGATGCTCCAGTAGCACCAAGCAACAGCGATGCTGCACCAAGGGTACCTGTGCTCCTGTGACGAGATGCACCTGATGTGCTGCTCGCAGGCTTTTTTGATATACTGATGCCTGTTCCCATCTTCCCTTTGTCCTCTGCTCAAAACTCAAGGTGTCAGCAACTTCACACATGGAGGTTAAGATGACCTCACTGGTGCCCTGTCAGCCCGACTGGTATGTGACCAACAGAACATGTGGTGATGCTCACGAAGTGAAGCCTAGCACATTATTGTGAAGTTGGCAACACCCTGACTCAAAGTCACCTGAAGTCATTGGAAACAGGTAGTTTTGTCAGATGGCGCCAGCGATATTGAGCAACAAGTAGCAAGACATGGAACAAGTCAGTAAGAACGGAGTCTCTACATGCCTTTCATCCCAGTAGACCAGGCAAAGGCCAATGCTCTCAGAGAGCAGTTCAAGTCAACATTCTTCAATTCACCAGAGCACTTCGTTCAGGGTCTCAACTCTGGGTTCTTCAACACCAGTGACAAGACGGTCAAGGCTCTACTTGATGCCATTACCGAGAACTTCAAGGACGTTCAGCAGGTAGGACGCAAGGTTATCTTCCTTAGTGAGTCAGAGGTGTATCTCAGCGAGGCTCTGGAGCGGCTTGAGCAGTGGTCTGTCATCACTCGTTTCAAGCGTGAGGTTGTTGCAGCCGTTGAGAGTGGAGATCTTGAGAGGGACGCTGAACTGTATCTGCAGGAGGACGGGAACTTCGTGGATGTTGAGCACATTCGTGACGACGATGGCGACATTCACACTCAGTACAACCAGAACAGCATCCTGGGCAAGGTGAAGGGCTCAGATCTTGGAGTCATCACCTCTGTTCCAGGTGTGCAGAACAACGGAGATGTCTATGTTCTCCCCGTTGCTGCAATCCTTTCCATCAAGGACGACTTCATTCCTCAGGTGGCCTCTGCTATTCCTTCTGTCTCTGGTAGGTGACAGGCTTCTTCCTTGAAGGAGATCTAACCACATAACACAATCACCCGTTATTGTCAACAGTATGAAGACAATAACGGGTGATTTGTTTTGCTATGTGCTCTGCTCTTAGTGATGAACAATCTCGTTCGCCATGTGACCAATGATAGATCTGGTCTGAGAGTTTGGTTCAACCAGCACCCTGTACCCTGCGCGCTCAAACAGCGGGAGATCGCTCTGCGTGTCACCAAAGGCAGTGATGCTTGGGTAGCGGCTCAGGTGCAGGCGACCAAGATACTTCTTCTTGGCAGCACCTGTGAACATTCCGTCACACCCACCAGTGAAACGACCAAACGGATCCTGGTAGTAGTGGCTGGCCTGTGAGTCAAATCCGTAGTGCCTGGCAAAACGATCCACGAGGAACGATGGAGATCCACTAACAAGGACGACACGTGTGCCTGTTCCTCGCAGTGAACGAAGACGCCACATGGTGCTGTAGAAGTTGGCAGGATTGGACACAAGACGGTTGACATACTCATCAGCCATAATCTCCGCCTCCGTCTTACCGATGATTCCTTCACGGTAAGCCTCAGCGAGATCCTTGATAACAGACTCGTTCTTCTGGTCCTTCATCCACTTGGAGGGAAGGTCACCAAGGTTGAGTACACCATTTCTGTGCAAAGAGACGGCGTGACCAAGAACCACCGAACCTTTGACCAGTGTTCCGTCAACATCTGACAGGATGATGCCTCGGTTACGGCGTGTACGAGAAAACCCCTTCTTGTACGGGGTGCTTAGACTAATCTTTGACATAGAGGTGATGGTACATCCTTGTTCTGAACCTGTCAATCATTTTGGCGTGATAAATACATCACACTATATTGTGACAGGTTTTCTTTTTGACTAAAAAATTCCGTTTAATCAACGTAAAACGATTTAAACATATTTCAAGGATAAGTATTTCTACTGGTCAGACGTATTTTAGAGTGATATTTCATACGCCTTGTCTGCCACCTTGAAGGTTCTTAGTAATACCTGTAAACACAAGGAAAAGATATATGAACAAAGACGTTTTGAAACGTTTAACAGGAATCATTGGAGCAGCATCTTTAACAATTCCTTTAATAGGATCATCAGTGCTAATTTCATCATCTGCTCACGCATCTCCAACAGCAAAAGTTTTTGTCTCAGTCAGCAGAGGAAATGACAGAAATGATGGTTCAGAGTCCAGACCCTATCAGACAATTGGCAAAGCACTGCAGAGCGCTCCTGCTGGTGCTGACATCACAGTTGAGGGCGGTACGTATCGTGAAGGCGAGTTGTGGTCCACAAGAACAGTCAACCTGCACGCCAAGGCTGGTGAGAAGGTAGTCCTCTCTGGGGCTGAGACACCAAACAACTGGGCTCATGACGGCAGAAGAGGTACCTACAGGGCTGACAATCAGGTCCGTCACTGTGATGTGTGCACCACTAACGCTGACCCGAGAAAAGAGGGAATGGCGGCTTATCCTGAACAGGTGTATCTTGATGGCAAACCATTGAAGCAGGTTCTCAGTCTGAATGAAGTTGATGCCAACTCCTTCTATGTTGAGGACAAGGATCCCATCACGACCAGAGTGCCGAACAACAACACCAGTGGATTTAACGTCAAGCCCCATCGTGGAACCAGTGTGCACATTGGTGTCAACCCCTCAGGACACAGCGTTGAGGTGGTCTCACACTCTCGTGCTCTGACAATGACTGGGAACAACACGGAGTTGTCGGGTTTCAGGATTGAGAAGTACGCTCCTCTTCAGTCATGGAACTATCGTGACCCTGAGATCGACTCACTCGTTGGTGGCGCCATGGTCTTTGTTGTTGGTCAGAAGAACCACATCCATGACAACACCTTCACTCAGTCAACCGCAGCATCTGCTCTGGCGCTCAGTTCATCCAACGGATCAGTGGTTGACCATAACCAGTTTGTTGAGAACGGTGGAGGAGGTTTCGGCATCAACCGAGCCAGTGACGTAACAGTTGAGTACAACACCTGGAGCGCCAACAACCAGGCTGGCTTCATCACTGCCAACTGTGGGGCGTACTGCACTCTGTCTGACACCAAGATCACTCACTCTGAGAGAATCAGGTACGCCTACAATACTCATGACTACTCTGGAACGGGCTATGAGAACTCCGACCCTAACGTGAACTCACCGTACCGTCTGAACGGGGTGTGGTTTGATGAAGGAGTCATGAACTCAGCCATCGTCAACAACTTCTTCACGAACGTTGGTCGTAACGCTATCATGGATGAGGTCTCCAGCAGGAACATCATCGCCTCCAACATCATTGAGGCGTCCTACACTGGTATCCTCATCTCTGGTAGTGACAGTGACAAGATCTACAACAACACCATTGACGGAACTCTGTCACCTTTGATTATCCAGGAGGATGACAGAACAGATGGTTGCAACGCTCGTGGCGGGGATGGATCATGTCGTTACCCTGAGTCATGGTCTGTCGCCAAAGGATTGTCATGGGACACAACAAACACTCAGGTGTACAACAACATCATCTCCAACAAGCAGACGAAGCAACTCTCCTGGGACAAATGGCGTCATCTGCTCATGCTCAGGGTCACTGGACATGACAACTGGGACGGAAGCAGAATCTACGCCAATGAGATGATCTCAGGAATTGACTACAACACCTATGTTCGTGGAGACATGAGCGCTGAGCCCTACACTCTGCACTGGCACTTCGCTCCAGGATGGGGAAACAAGGTGAGTTTCAATGCTGCTAAGGTATCTGACTTCACGTCAAACGGAAACGTGTCTTCCAGAATTGACGGCCGTGAGTCACACGCAAGTGACATCAAGTCAGCACGTGGAAGCAACTCGTTCTACAAGAAGCAGGCAAATAGCATCTCGAACTACAAGTCCAGCGACTACCGATTGAACGACAAGACACAGATTGGTACAGGTAGAGGTCTTCCAGAGGATGTTGCTCGTGCTGTTGATCCTACTGGAACGGTCGTGACACCAGGAAGAGCAGTCAATCGTGGAGCACTGCTGAACTTCTATCAGGGTTTCAAGTCCACCAGTAGTAACACCAGAAGCGGTGACGTCAAGAGTCTAGATGAGGATCCAAAACCTGCTGCTGCCACAGATCCAAACGCTGCCAAGGCCAACTACATGAAGGTTCCTTACCAGTCGAACCAGTTGAAGCAAGGTGCTGAGATCCAGTTGAAGGCTGACTACTCCACTCACGCGAAACGTGTTGGTGAGCGTATGTACTACACCCTGATTATCAAGAATACCTCCAGTCCTGCATCATTCGCCTACACCAGTGGCGACCTGAATGACAAGAGAGGTCGAGCCAGGTGGGGTTATGTTGGACACAACGAGAGTATGACTATTCCTGAGGATAAACCCAGTCCACTGTACTAGCAGATAGGTTCTCCTTCGGATTCGTCGTGCCGCTGGTTGTCTGCAACCACATATTGTGGTCCACCACAGAAACCCTAGACTCTGCGGGGCACATCCTCACACTCACCTCCTTCTTCTTAATTGTTGTGGTGACGGTGTGAGTTTTAGTTTTCTTCTGGTTCTGTGGCGCTTTTGGTGTTGGCTTGTTCTTCGTGCCAGGGTGCTTCAGTGGTTTCGAGTGACACTTCGACTTCCTGGTTTTTCTTGCTGTGGCGTGCTTTTTTCTGGTCTGACACGCCTTCTTGACGTTCACTCTCTGAGCGATGTTCGCCGCCGCGTTCAAGTCTCTGTGGTGAGTGATACTACACGACTCACACACAGGGCTGCTGTAGTTGCTCATGTTGAGGTTGGACTGACAGACATGACACTTCTTCGAGGTGTAGGCGGCACTCACCTTCATCACTCGTCCGCCGTCAGCCTCAACCATGTCGCGGGTGCGCCTGTAGACCTCTCCACGGAACCACCTACCATACGCCATCGTGTTCTTGA